TGATTTCTCACCACCATCCTGACCCTGTGAATCAACCTCACCCACCGGGGGGGATGAGGAATCCAACAGGTTTTCTTCCTCCTCATTGTCAAAAATGACAATGGGGGTAAAATCTTCAGAGGTCTCTTGCCCAGGAGCAGCATGAAACCACTTATTGAAGAAACGTTTGATGCCAGTGGCAGAATTGTTTAACTTGCGACCAAACCAACGCATCCCTTGTTTGGAATAACGAACGGCACGGACTTTGAAAACCCTGCCCCAAGCAATTGTCTCTTCAATGAAGTCAAAGAAACCAAAAGACTTAGCCTTTTGTTTCTTGAATTCTTCCCTGGCTGCTTTTTCTGCAGTGGCAGCTTTGACCTTCAACACACCAATGATTCGTTCAAGTTCTTCACGATAATGTGACAACTTTTGCAAAACGCCAGTGCGAATGTCGTGTTCCAAATCCGCCAGCCAGGATTGTAGAACCAGCCGAGTTTTGTGCGACTGTGTTTTGAGCCAGTCAAAAGCCACTTGCAAAATGGAAGCGAGCCCAGAAACGACTCGATTGTTTTTCTGAGATCTGAGAGCTTGTAACAGATTATAGGCTTTGTCACGAGTGTCGGCCTCGGCAATCTCTGCAGCTTTCTTAACCCACTCTAGTCCCTTGTCACCTAAAAGGAATTTGAGGGCTTTAGAATTTATGCTAACCTCGACCTTACGTATAGGCAAGTCTGCCATTGCAGCTGCCCGAGTGGTCTGCATCTTTGCAACTTTGGTGCTCAGTTCGACAATCTCCCTGTCTTTTCCAGCCAAAATTTTCAAAGCTGCATCCTTTTCAAGATGTACAGCTTTCAATTGGCGGTTGACAGACTCGAGTTCAGACTGAACATCTTTGACAACATCGGAAGCATGCTTATGAGCAGCTTGAGCCTCAAGCGCCGCTTTAGGATCAAAGCCTTTGCCAGCCTTTTTCTCCGCAGCTTTCAACGCATTATTATCTTCTTGAGCGACCAAAAGGGAAGCTCTCAACTCTGCTTGCTTGGCAAGTAGGGAATCATGAGCTTTCTGAGCAGATAAGATCATCTCTTCCTGCTTAGATTTTTGGGAAAGATGGTGTTTCCTAGTACTGTTGAGTTCTTCTCGGGCCGAAGCCAGAGCTGCTTCTGCAATTTGAGAACTCACCCTTAATTTGTCAACTTCATTCAGGAGTTCCATGGCATGTGCACCATGTTTTTCTGAAGTGACTTCGTCGTTGAGGACTTCTTTAATTGTATCTTCCAGTTGATCTAACCGGCCAGTGCTAATAAAATAGCCCTGTGAACGTTTATATTCTATTTCGTGAGCACGGCAGCGCTCTAACTGTTTGGTGATGGCGACCATCGGCGTTGTTGCTTCTGAATTATTCATAGTGCGACGGGCACTAGTCCCGTTTCGGTCCTTTAGACCTCTTCAGACAACTGACTAATCTCTTGCAAGAGAGACAAAATGCGAGGTACTTCAAAAACTTCTTCAAAAGTTCCTGTATAGTTTCGATTTCTGTGGTTCCATTCCTTAGATATACCATCCTTAATTGAAGACATTAATGCGGTGGCCAATGGCCCCACAGAGAGAATTGGACC